TTATCTAATTGTTCTCTTAAAAATTCTATGTTGACTTTGTTAGTCATGTTCATTTCTTGAGTTTCTTCCATTTTCTCTACAGTCTTATAAAGAGCCTCAATTAAAAAATGTTGCTCCTGGTCCGTGGGCACTTGCTCACTTTTCTTTAACAAATCATTTTCAAACAACTCACGTGATGTCTCTAACGATACCAACCTCGCAGTCAGCTCCGTATATGCGAACACGCCCATTGCGACGAGCACGATCAGGCTAGCTACCGTCTTCATCGGCATCTGCACACGTGCCTCTTCTCCGATGTTTAGTGGTTTATTGGACACTTGGTCCTCCACATAAAGCTAATACTACTAACATCATTATTAATAAACCTGTTGCATAATAGTTCATAACAATACCTCATTTTTTCTTTTCCTCAATTTCGTAGAAGAACTTATCTGTATCTTCTGTTTTCCATGCACCGGTATCTTCTACATTCCATTCTGAAGTTTGTACTTTCCAGTCAGGAATGTTGTCCTTCACAGTAAACGAAGGCAGATCCCAAATACATCTGTTGTTTGGTTGTGCTGCATAGTTGCCGTTAGTTAACGCAATTATGTGTGCGCACTTATGCTCATGCGGTATTTCTGAATGATCAGAGTTCAGTATATTAGCATCTGGATGACCCCAGTCAACGGTAAATAAGTATTTACCATGGTGCCATTTCTTGTCTTTTCCGATGTATTTGCCTGATGAAGCTGTTAAAATATCCCAAGTAGTAACAGCAGGATAATAGCTGAAAGAATTCCAAAGCTCCAATTCATCCAAACGTTGTTCGGGGACTTGTGATCTTTCAAATCCTCTTTGAATAAACGCGCTAATAGGGAGGCGATAAAATACTGCGCCATTCTCCATGATCGCATGAAATAAGATAGCCCGGCCTGTAAGACTGGTAATACCGAAGATGATACAGTCTTCAACTTCTCCCATATGTTTGTTAAGGTCATATAAATACTCCTTTTTTATTTGCGCGTATTGTATAGGAATATTTGCATTTAAGTAAGCCATAATTTATCATTTTATTTGGCCCCAATTAGGGCCAGATTCATAATCTACTTTGTTAGGTACCTCTAAGTCAACAGCATTTTCCATAATATCTTTTATCTTTTGTGCATGCTCAGGACTCTCAACAGATATATCAAGTTCATCATGCACTTGTATATGTGGTATAATTCCTTCTTTGTGTAATTCTATCATAGCTTTTTTTGTCATGTCAGCTGCTGATCCTTGTATCAGTTTGTTTAATGCTTTGTAAGTGTAAGCACGCTTGATCCCTGGTCCGTGTTCCAAGAGCGCTGCATCATGTGGTAAAGCTTTATGAATACCGAATTGATTAGGCTCCCACAAATGGAAACGACACAGTCTACCCAGCAGTGTTCTAATCTTACCGGACTCCTGCGCACGTTGCATGACGTTGTCCATCAGTTGTTTAACAAATGGTACTCTGTTGTGGTATTGTCTAAACAAACTATCTGATACATCTTTAGATACACCTAGTTCTGCTTGTAATTTATTCTTACCCATACCATAGAACAGGCCAAGATTTATGGTCTTAGCCTGCGATCTAGGTATCTCTGCCATATCAGCAACGATCGTATGAAAATCAGCGTCTCCCTCACGATACGCCTCCAATACATCGTCCACTCCATAGAGATTCTGTAAAGCTGCATAATGCACTACCAACCTAGGCTCTTGCTGAGAATAGTCAAAACAACCCCATGTATGGCCCTCCTCGGGCACAAATAAGGCCCTAATCAAAGGTCCGAGGTCCTTGTTCCTAGCTGGAATTTGCTGTAAATTTGGGTTTGAGTACGAGAATCTGCCTGTCACAGTTCCGCCATTATCTGATCTTAATTGGTTTATATCAGCATGAATTCTACCCTTGTGTGAATGCTTCAGTATGGTATCAATAAACGTGGTATGGGCCTTGTTTATTTCACGGGCCTGGGCGATTCGTTTCACCAGTGGGTGGGGGTGATTCTGTAAAAAATTTTTAGTAAAGGAAGGTGCAGATGTTTTCTCAGTTTTATCATAGTCTAGTTTCAGTTTATCAAAAACTTGTGCGATTGATCGTGCAGCCCATATCTGAGTGTCTACTCCTGTTTCTTTTTTCACTTGGTGTAGTAATGATTCTTCTTTTCTGGTCAGTTCTTTTTTTAATTGATTCGCTGCTGTCACGTCTACCTTCACCCCTAGGAAACGCATATCGACCAAACAAGGAAACAACTCAGTCTCCATATCAAAAATAGATTCTATATCTTGGTGAAGTATTTCTTTTTTAAGTTCTTGCCATAACTCTAAAGTTATCTCTGCATCTTTTTCTGCGTATGCACCTACATAAATGGCAGGTAGTTTATACATTTCTGCCTTGGCGTCAACACCCCAATCTTTTGCAGCTGCATATAAATCACTTTCATTTTTTGTTTTACCGGTGTATCGTTTAGCACAGTTGTTTAAGTCATAGCGCATTTGATTTTCATCAACAAGGGCCGATGCAATCATCGTGTCCACAATACGACCGCTGACACTTAGACTGAGCGCTTTAATCCAACACACGTCATACATGGCGTTGTGAAAGATTTTATCTGCGGGTGTACTTAGTACACCTTGAAACCATTTTAAAACTTTTGCTCGACTCATGTTACCACCACCTTCGTGAGCAATTGGATAATAACCTGACCAACCTTTTACAGCTACAGCAATACCTACAACATCACCTTTACCTACAACAGAACCTGACCCCATCTTCATTAAGTCTGGATCTTTAGTTTCTAAGTCAATTGCAATCTCATCATACTTAGATAAGTCTGGAAAATTTTCTGGTGGTAGCCATTCTGTCTGTGGTTTAAATAGTGGTATCTGCATGAGGGTCCTTCTTTTCAAAGACGTGTTCGTCTTCTATTAGTTTATTTAATTTATCTTTGTTACTAAATGCATACAAAGCAGCGTGATGATCTTTAGGATATATCTCCCAAGAAACTAATCTAGGATATATTTCTAAATCAAATATATACTTGTCATCAACTGTAATTGTTTTTTTAATTATAGATTTAGCCGGCATCATAATCTCTCTCTAATATCATTTCTAAATAGTGTATTGCTTTCTCTATATCTTCTGCTTTCCCCTTTGACTGGTGCCTGCAAATATATTTAATTGCGTTGCCTTCTGCAAAAAGTAATTTGTTTTCATTTATAAATTCTGCAGGTTGTATCTTCATGTTGCGATAGTGCTTCCCGCCTATCTGGTCTTCTAAAGAATTGTAGTGTGATGATTTAAACATGTCTTTATGTGTCATAGTAAGTATCCTTTTTCGTATTTCTTTGGTTCTATTATATGTAAGTTTTCTTTTGTTCTTGTTGCACCTACATAAAATAATCTATTCTCATCGTCTGGATTTCTTTCATAACTTCGCATAGTATTTTCTGTAAGATCTGTTAATAGCACAACATTTGTTGCTTCACCACCTTTAGCTGCATGTATAGTAGATAATTCAATTCTAGGTTTTTCATTTAGTTTCTCACCATTCTTTCTCATCTTACGCAAGTAGTTTACCTTAGTCTGCCCTGCGTTGTCAAATGCTTCATACCAAACTGTTTTAACTTGTAGACCATAATCTTTTACCAATTGATCCATTCCATAAAAAGATCCTTTGGCCATACCTTTTATTTTTTTAGCGTGCCAATGTTTAGGACCTATAAACTTAATCATGTTTTCTATTTCTTTGTAAGACACTAACTGTCCTTGTCGTAAATGTTCCCACGATGTAGCTGCCTGGTGTAATTCTTTTTCACTGCTTCGTTTGTATCTGTTTTCATAATACAATCCTTGTCTATACAAAGATTCTTCTATGTCTGTTAGCATGTGTCTAGTTCTACTCAGTACCAACCAATCACCTGTTGACATGTCTATGCTATCAACATCAAAATGTCTGTGTAGATTTCCTTGACTAACTCTAGGCTCCCATGACTTATCTATTCTGTTTCTAATTTTATTTATAATACCCATCGCTAGTCCATGTACCTTAGCCGGTATTCTGTAAGACTGTGTTAATGGTAGGTATTGTCCTTGTAGTGCTATAAAAGAATCTACGTCTGCACCAGCCCATCTAAATATTGCTTGGTCATCATCACCTGCAATAAAAGAATCTTTTGTTTTATTCCAAATAGATCGTGT